AAAAAGAAGCATAATTAAATGTATCTCTATGGCGTGATCTGATTGTTTCATTAAAACTTTCATCTAAATGGAAAGCGACAAAGAAGTCAAGTACTTGTAAGTATTGGTTAATAAGCCTATTCATTACTGGTAGATATTGTTTTACAACTTTAGTTTTAATGCCTGTATCTTTTAACATCTCGCCTATAACTTCATTGTAAGTTCTTTCTTCTACATGTTGTAGCTTTCTTTCTGTCTCGGTATCTTTTTGTCCTCTTAATTTAGTTAATTCTTTCTTGGCCTGTTTAACATCACCTGATTGATTAACTAATCCATTTATTTCTTTTTGTATTTTATCTATTTCTTTTTGTAATAAACTAATTTGATCATTATTAGAATTAATTTTATTTTGTCTTTGTCTTAGTTTTTCTATGCTTTGATTAATAGATTTAGTTGTATTATTCAGTATACTTAATTTTCTATCTAAATCGGATTTTTCTTGTTGGATTGCTGCTGCGTCAGTTTTGATTCCCTCAATCTTTGTTGTCTTCTTCGATTCCTCGATTGGTTGGTCGCACGTTGGGCATTCATCGTTTTCTTCATAGAATTTAGCTTCCTGTACTAATGCTTTAATTTTATTGTTTAATTGTTGATCATGAGATTTATAACTAGATATTTGATCTAATTGTTTTTCATAATTGGTTTGCTCTGATTTTAAAGAAGCTGAAAGGTTACTACCTAAATCTTTTGACTCTTTAAATATATCTTTTATTCTAGAAGAATGATCTTCAATTGATTGTTTCTTTTTATCAATTTGATCTTTATTTATAGCATTAAGGTCTTTGATATATTTTTCTTGACCAGTCATTTTAGTTTTAACCAAATCTAAATTGTGGTCTATATCAACTAAGTTATTTCTAATAGTAGCATTTCTTTCTTTTAGAATTTGATTCATTTTAGAAAATACATTAATATCTAATAAGTCTTCAATCACTTCTCTTCTAGACCAAGCTGGAAGTTGCATAAAAGGTATAAAAGAACTTGAACCTAATACAACTATTTGATGGAATGATTTATGATTTAGTTTTAAAATATTTTGTTCTAAAAACTTTTGATGGTCTCTTGCATTTGAAGCTTGATTTATTTGATGGCCATTTTGCCATATTTCAAATTTACCAGGTTTAATACCTCTTACTACTTTAAATGATTGACCACCAATATCAAATTTTACTACGACTATTGTTTGCTTTTTATTAATTGAATTTATTAATTGATCTTTTTTAATATCTCTGTGTGCTTTACCAAATAAGCCAAAGGATAGTGCATCTAATAAAGTAGATTTACCAGCACCATTTTGACCTACTATTAAAGTAGATGGAGTTCTGTCAAGTTCAATTGTTATAAATTCATTGCCGGTGGAAAGAAAATTCTTCCACTCCACGGATTTGAAATGTATCATACAACCTCTAAATTTTGAGCTTCAGTATATAGCTCTCTTAATTTCACCTTAATGTGCTCTTTATCTAGATCAGTGTCGACCGCTTCGACATAGGAGTCCAACATTTCTGTTGTATCTTCTAAAGAGACTTTATCATCTTCTACGCTTTCACCAAGAAACTCTTCAAAGTTTTCAGCTATTTTAAGTTCGTAAGTTTCAACTGATTGTAATTTATCAATAAACCGGTCAAACATATAAAGGTCAGTTTTGTTTAGTACAATGATCTTTACAAATTTCTTTTCGAACTCACTTATATCTATATTACTATAATCATGTTTTTTGTCGTCATAGACAAACTTTTTGAATATAGTAATAGGATTCCTAACAGGAGTTATTTCTCTTGTTTCAGTATCTAATATATGAAAATATTTTGGGTCATCCACATCAGCCCATGTAAATTCCATTTGAGAACCTAGGTAGTGAATATTGTCTCTACTAGATTTAGTATGGAAATGACCTGACAATACCATATCAAATCTTTCAAATATATCTGCATTCATACCATGTGGATTTGGCATACCAGCCATCATATCAAAACCTTTTAATTCCAAGTGAGCACCAAGAATATCGGCTTTACATTTTAAAGCAAAATCAGTATATTCTTTATAATTAGCGTTATTAATCCATGGTATAACTGCCACTCCTAATCCATCATAATCCAATACAGTTGGTTTCATTATAATGTTTATGTTAGAAGTAAAATAGCCTAGCAATTCTTTGAGGCTACAAAGCTCATTGGTGTTTTTAAAGTACACATCATGATTTCCGGGAAATATATCCATGGTAATGCCGGAATCACGCATAGGCTCAAGAAAATGCTTCCTGTTAGCATTAAGAGCTTTAAAGTTGACAAACTTTCTATGCTCATAGTAATCTCCTAAATGAAGAATGTTTTTAATATTATGCTCTTTTAAATAAGGGAAAAATATTTCCTCATAAAAACGAGCTTGATAATCTAGAAATATATCACTAGAATTTCTGACACCACAATGAGTGTCGTTCAATATAGCTATTTTCATACCATGAATAGCTCAAGTTTTTTTAACTTAGCTTTTTCTTCCTTTGCGAATTCTTTAATGGCTTTATCAGTATCTTTTACTCTACTAATTCTCTGTCTTAAGGTATCAACATACTGCATGGTTTGTTCAGCACCATCTGAATCCATACCCATTTGCACAAAATCTTCAATACCCATTTTTTCAATAAATTTAAACTTAATATCTTGTTGTCTTTTTTCTTTTGCTATTCTTCGTATAAAAGCAAAGTAACAAATTTGTGTAAAGTATGAAAAGGCGTTTGGTTTACCGGTACGTGTAGCAGTTTCAATTTTATAATTATTGATTGCTCTTAAACAATTTTCTACAGCATCCATAACCATTTCTTCTCTATAAGTATACCTTACAAAATTTGGCCTACGGCTCAAACCTTCGGATATCTTAAGAAAGCATGTGGCAATGTAATCAGTAACTTTAGGTACAGGTTTTTCGTTGGCTTTAGCTTCGTTACATTTAGTAACATATTCGACTACAGCCAAAGAGAAATCTTTATTATTGATATAATGTGGCTTTTTAGTCTTTTCTTGATTAGTCATGATTATTCTCCATAATGTTCTATTATAACACAGTTTCACTCAAAAGTAAACAGTTTTTTTATTGAAAATAATGAAAAAAGTCCTTTACATTTCGTCAAAAGTATGATATAATAATATAGTCAACCGGGAAGGTTAGAGGTATACTAATTTAATGTATTGTCTTTGTTTCGTTATATTCTACAGATGCTAATTCAGCATCCATTTCCTCAGCAAGTTCTTCCATAATATCATCAGCAGATCTAAGCTTGGTAGTAGGTCGAGGTCTCATTCCTTCCTTAGCTAATTTGATATATTCTTCTTTTATATCCTCATCTATCTCTACATGATAAATGATTTTTCCCTGATGTAATTTATATAATTTTTGTGAAGAGAATGGAAACCATGGAACAAAGTAAAAACCACCAATCATACCATGATTAATCTTAAATGGTCTTTCTATTATGTAAGCTCCAGATTCAGTTTTCTCGCTCACAAGAGCGATAATCTCTTCCCCATTAAGTAATTTGAATTGTCTTATATTTAAACTTGTCATACTATATATTTATATCATAAACCTTGAATTTGAATCGTTCTTTTGAGTATATTTTAATTCTTTCTGCTGCATGATTTAATGTGTAATTTTTACTATTCTTCCAATGTAAATCATCTGCAATATCATATACCTTAGTATTTATATCATCTCCAGATAGTCTTAATCCACGTCCTATAGATTGTAATACACGGATCTGAGACTTAGATGGACTAGCAAAGATAATATTGTGAAGGCGCTTAATATTAATCCCAGTCGAAAATGTTCCCAAACTTGCAACGATAATAGCATCGTTTTGCTCTTCTGTAATTGCTCTAATATTTTCTCTATCATCTACTTTCGTTTCTCCGGAGACGTAAAACAATTTTCTATCTTTATCAATTTTAGTACTTAACAAGTCATGTAATGGTTTACCATGTTTTTCAACATAATTAAAAAGCACTAATGTATTTCCCTTTTGGTCTAAAGCTAAGTTACTTATAAAGTTATTCCTTGGACCATATTGTACAATAAAATCTATCTCTTCTTGATATTTTAATTTTGATACAATTTTACAATATTCTTCTTGATATTTGAGAAGTAATATCGATATATCCATCTGAGCCAATGAACCTTTATCCATTAATTCTTTAGATGTTGTCACCTTATATACTGGACCAAATAATCCTTCCAATACTAGCTGATGAGTTTGTGTTCCATCCAATGTTCCAGTTGTACCCATTTTAAATGCTGCATTAATACATTTCTCCATAATAGAAGTTAATGATTTAGCTTTAAACTGGTGTGCCTCATCACCAACAACCATACCATATTCTGTAAACCAATCTGCAGGAAATTTATGAATAGATTGCCAAGTACTTATAACAACTCTTTGTGGTATATTAAATCTTTCTTTACCAGAATATATTCTATGGCATTCTTCATTGGCATTCCATAGATCATCTAGCTTAGAATAATCATCAAAATCACTATACATTTGTTCTACTAAAGAAGTAGTAGGTACTATAATTAATACCTTACCTTCAAAGTATTGTAAGAAATATCTAATTGCCATATATATGATTAAACTCTTACCTGATGCAGTAGGGCTTAATAATAAGGCTTTTCCATCTGAAATAGTGCGCGAGAGTGCATCGATTTGATAGTCCCTGGGTATTATACCTACTCCGTTCACGCTAGGGCCCAATTTGGTAATAAAGCCCTCTAGATCAATCTTTTCGGTAATATGTGAGTCACTTAAACCATTGATATAGTGCTCTTTTATCTGATAGCCTCTTTCCTCGCAGAATTGCATTAAATATTTGACAAGTCCACAATATAAGGTTTTGTCCCTCATATTGAATAGTCTTATCTTTCCATCCCACATTCTATTGCGATATGCCGGCATGAATTTATATCCAGGCACATAAAAACAAAAATGTTCAGATAGTTCTTGTCCTGTGCTAGCCTCACATTCTATTTTTATAAAAGTTTCATTAATTTTGGTATAAG